TTGTTGATCACATAATACGCAATACCATCCGCATAAAAATTCTCTGGCTCCCCGTTGGCATCCAGGGACAGTGACACGGATCCCGGAAGCGGCACCGGCGCTGCATAGGACACCGCCCCGTCCTCGCCAATCGTCAGTAAAGCGTAATGCGCATTTTTCAGGTTATACTTCACCTTATTATTCTTATCAGACATATTATCCCTCCATCATTTAACAAATCATTACAGTTCCATACTGTACAGCACCTCATAAAGCTTTTCGCTCTGGATCCAGACCTCCGACTTATTATAAAAAATCCCGGCATCATCCAGAACTTTTTCCACCAGAGCTTCTGCCACGGGATCCTTCCGGTCCGTGTAAAGCTCTATCCTTACTTCACTGATCCGGAAATATACCCGCCCGTCTGCCGCAAAATTATCACTGCCGGGAAGCAGATAGCAGATAAACGGCGGATCCGGGCTTTCCCCTTCCGCAAAATGGTCATAAGCAAAAGGTAAACCAGTCTTTTCCAGCATCCCTGCCAGTTCTTCCAGTGTCATATTCTTTCACCTCCCACCATCACCTCAGTGCCTTCTCCACTTCCCGTTCCAGAGTCTGTGCAGCCCTTTCCTCAGCAGGCGCAATATGTGGAAATGCCCTTGTCCTGCTACCTTTTCTCAGCGCATGGCCAAACTCCAGCAGATGTGCCAGCTGGTACCCGTTTCTGGAATACACCACGATCTCCATCGCATTTGCAGTTTCCTTCGTGGTCTTCGCCGCCCAGCTCTTTGCATAGGCACCAGTCTTCACAGGGGCATTCTCCTGGATATCCTTCCTTGCCTGTGTCCCTGCCTTCTTTACCGCCTTTTTCATATCATCCGCCGCAAGCTGTGCATACTCTTCCAGCCCTTCCATGATCACATCTGCCATCTGGCTGACTGTACACCTGTCCCCTGCCATGCTCTCACCTCCGGACCTTCCTGCATGTGAATTTCAGACACTTCTTCTTATAATTCAGATGGTCCACACTCACAATGTCGTACACCTGATCACGAAACAGAATCCTGTGGGTAACAGACCGGATACCTGCAGTCTTTTTACAGTACCGCACAGTCACAGTCATTCCCACATCCTCCACCACAGTCCCTGCAGTTTCCGCTTCCCTGGAACTGGCAAGCCCCTCACCGCCTATTGTCGCAAAACAGCTGTAATCCTCTGTCCACTCATTCCTGTGATTCCCGATCCCGTCCTTCACAACAGAACACTTCTGAAAAATCACCTTTTCATTCATCAATGCAATATCCATGACACCAACAAGCTCCATCCTTCATAACAATATCTACCAGAATCCTTTCCAAACTCCCATTTTCATTCCTGTTTCACGGATATTTTTTCAGAATCCCGGTTTCCTCACTCCAAACAGCAGGCTCCGTAAATCCAGCACCAGCTGATGGTGATCCGCGTCCTCCCTGTGTTCATACAGATAGGCAGCCGCATACTGCACGGCAATCTTTGTCCCCTGCAGATCTTCAAACTCATCCTCATCCGTAATCCTTGCCACGTCCATGCAGATCTGCTGCCCCTGCTCGATCAGATCAGAAAGCAGCACATCATCATCGTCAAAATCCACCCGCAGGTAATTCTTCATTTCCTTTACTGTCACGATCACAGGACATCACCTTCCATTTCCACCATATAGGAAGCATAGTTGCTCCAGCTGTCCGCCGTCTGATAAGCCTCCAGGCTTCCTTTCGGCACATAGATCTTACAATCATCCGGAATCCCATTGAATACAGTTGCCCCGGAAAGCTTCGGCGGTAAAACCGGCAGAAAATAGTACCGTTTCATTCCTTTACAGTTCTCAAATGCATACTTGGTAATTGCCGTCACAGCCGCAGGAATTACCAGTTCTGTCAGCATATGACATCCTGAAAAAGCATTATCTGGAATTTCCGTTATGCCATCTGTAAGCCGGATTCCCTCCAGAAGCCAGTCTTTTCTGAATATGCTGCCCCCAATAGCAGATACTTTCCCTGGAAGATACAGTTCTTTCATGGTCAGACACTCATTCAGGGCAAATTTTCCAAGCGATGTGACTGTCTCCGGCATAGTGATTTTTTCCAGAGAATGACATTCCGAAAATGCATTATCAGGGATTGTGACTATTCCGTTCGGAACAGATACATTTTTCAGGCTTATGCACTGCTCGCACAAATATCTTGGAATTGCTTCCAAATTGTCCGGAATCCCCAAAAATTTCAGGCCATAACAGCACTTTACAATTCCATTTCCAAACAGGCCGTCTGTTTTTTCCAGTGTGACCGTCTCCAGTCTTGAAAAGCAGCAGAAACAATAGGAAGCCAGTTCTTTCACATTCCTTCCCACTTCAATTTTCCTCACTGCTGACAGATACTTCATGTTTTCCTCTTTACTTTTCTTTCCTGCTGTAAAAACATAAGACCCCTCGCTGTAACTTCCCATAAACGTAACCATATTATCTTCCTGTGGCAGAAACCGAAGCACATACTCCCCTGCTTTCTGGTACCGGTGTGTCAGGGTAATCCTGTTATAATTCCATCCTTCTACTGTTTCCAGTTCACTTCCATCACCCCAGTCCACTTTCACACCGTTACTGAAACTCTGACCAAAAGAAACCTGCGGCTCCAGCATATCTTCATCCAGCGTCACATAAAACCTTGTGACCCCGTCATCCGTAACATACTGGGCAGCCACATTCATTTCCCGGTTTGTTGCTTTCAAATCCTCCAGCGACCAGTTCCAGCCCTTACAGACCAGCCCTTCGTGAAACGGAAGATCCGGCAGGCGTTCCAGCCCGGCAAGCTCCTCAAGGGAAAAGCTGTACAGCAGAGTTCCATCATAATCAAAGAACCGGACCGGCAGGGACATATCCGCACCATTTCCGCCTGACGGGATCCTGCTTACTGCATCCGGGATCTCTCCCGGTTTCATCAGGTCAGAAGTACCTCCCCTGGCACGTACCGCATCTGCAATAGCTTTCAGTGTTTTCTCATTTACAAGCACATTTGCCATCAGTACGCCACCTCATTTCCATCCGTCAGTTCATCCATCCGCCTTCCCAGTTCCTCCACTGTCTTCCTTATCTCCTGTACCTGTTCCTCGGTCTGGAATTTACTGTCATTTTCCAGTTCACTTACCTTTGACGGTACCGGCACATTCTTCTGTGCGCCTTCCTCAATCCCCTCCAGCTTGGATTTTTCACTGTTCCCAAAATCATTACTGGAAAGACCTTTCCCAGTTTCCTTATCCACCTTATTCCTTAAGGCATCTTCCAGTTCCTTTCTGGTTACCTCACCGCCGCCAAGCCCCAGCTCTTCCGAAGTTTTATTTCCGGTCAGCTCCACACCATTGATCTGCGGCTTATGGCTCATATTTTCATAATTATTTGAATTAGGAACACTGCTCATGGTTCCCGTCAGCTGCTCCATCACGCCACCTCCACCGTCAGTTTCAAAACCTTATTTGCAATAAATGTACACCGGTAACCGCTGCTCTTGTTTAAGGACAGCTCCCAGATATATTTTCCCAGTTCCAGATGCTTTGTATCTTCCTCTGAGAATCTGATCACTTTTTCCTTCACATCTGCCTCGATCCGTACCGCTGGCTCCGGATCCGCCTTATTCCGCTTCGCCGCAAATACTACGGAATCACCTTCCTCAAACTCATACTCCGAGCCGTCCGGCAGAAATGCCTGGAACGCAAAAGAAGGCGTATCCCCCTTTGTCATCTCAATCCTCATATCCTCATGAACCACCCAGGACATCCCGTCACCTCCCGCAGATTTTCCTGTTTCCATTTCGCTTATCATTCATCATGCTCACAGCCTGGCTGATCTGATTTTCAAGCCAGCGAACACTCCACCACCGCTTGTTGTTTTTCAAACCTGAAACCTTCTCTGCTTCGGTTAAAGCAGGGGACAGCCTATGCCATCCCCTGTCATTCCTGCACATTAATCAGTTTTCAGTTTCATGATCTGCACGGCTTCCGGAAGAACCAGTTTTCCGTCCACACGTTCCTTTGCAACAAAACCGATCATTCCGTTGCCTGCAAACAGTTCATTCAGCTGCTTGAAGGATCTGTTTCCACGGTCACCAATGTTGTAATAGCTGTAATCCCCAAAAGCGATGCCGTCCTTCGGTGCATAGGCAGAAGTCTCCACCTTATATCCCAGGATTCTGTCCGGTTCCCCTGCCTGGTAAGCCGGCTGCCAGATATAAGCACCGTTATTGTCCTTCAGCTTTCTAAGGGAAGGCAGTGTTGCATCATTCATGATAAAGGATGCATTTTTACGGTACGGACGTTTCAGGCCATACACCAGATCCAGCATGTCATCTGATTTCAAAGCCGCAGCCAGTGTATTCAGCAGATGCCCTCCGCCTGTTCCGTCAAAAATACCGGTCGGTTTCCCTGTTCCGTTTCCGTTCAGGAAAGCATCCTCTTCCGCATTGGCAAGTGCCTTTCCAAACTGGACAATGATGTAATTTTCCAGATTAAAGGCATTGTCATAAAGCAGTTCCTCCGTTACCTTGATCGCCACATGAAGCTTATGTGCATCCAGGATCTTCTGGTCAAAAGTCGCATCCCCGAAAGTCAGCGCCCCGCCTTCCTCAATCCAGCTTGCTGCAGGCTTGGTAGCTGCAATATTGATCTTGTGCTCCCCGGAAGTCACGATCCTTGTGGCAAGACGGCGCATGATATTCTCTTCATTCAGAACATCAACCAGTCTTCTGTCATACTCTTCCGGAACCAGATAACCCCCATCGGCATCCACGCCCTCCTGAAGGGTATTGGAAACCTGGCGGAAGTTGCTTCTCAGTGCATTCAGCATTGCCCTGCGGTATTCATCAGAAGCACGTCCTGTCTTTGGCTCCCCCTGGCCGCCTGCATAAGGCTTCCCGGTCAGCGGCTGGTTTACCGGCTGGTTCAGGTTCTTTTCCATTTCCTCTGCCTTGCGGCGGCGGTCAATCGCCTTTGTCAGATCCTCAATCTCCGCTTCCATCCTCTCATAGGTTGCACTGTCCTCCGCAGACAGCACCCCGTTTTCATTCTCATGGGTATCCACAAAATTCTTTGCAGCTTCCCAAACCTTAGCTCTCTTCTCCATTAATTCCTGAATCGTCATAATCCGTATCCTCCTCAGATATATTTTTTGATAAAATTTAAGCGTTCACGCAGATCATCTGCAGAACGCCCTGTAACATTCGTATTCACTTTCTTCTTTTCACACTTCTGGCAGGCATTCTCCGCCGCCCCGAAACATCCATTACAGGGATCGTCCCCCTCAGCACCATTTCCATTCAAGCCAATCCCCGCCTGATCTTTCACGGATTTTCCAGTCTTTCCATAATGCCGCTCCAGCTTATTCATCAGCGCATTATTCACTGCCCGTCTGGAAAACATTACGGAATCAGACGTCCCGTTTTCTGTACGGCTAGCACCTGGATCTCCATTTTCGCCTTCACTGCCCTGTTCCTCTTTCTGGAACAGGATGTCATCCGCAAAGCCAAGCTCCACAGCCTTCTTCGCATCCATCCACGTTTCCGCATCCATCAAATGTGACAGCTTCGCCCTGCTCTGTCCCGTTTTCCGTACATAAGCATTGATAATGGATTCCTTCACCGCATCCAGAAGTTCCATAGCCTTCTTCATCTCCGAATGGTCACCCCACGCAACCGTCGCCGGATTATGGATCATCATCATGCTTACCGGACTCATCCATACCTCAGTTCCGGCCATTGCAATGACAGACGCAGCAGATGCCGCAAGCCCGTCAATCTTCACCGTAACCTTTCCCGGATACTCCGACAGCATGTTAAAAATCTGCGCTGCGGCAACACAGTCCCCGCCCGGACTGTTGATCCACAGAGTAATATCCCCTGTCCCGGCATTCAGCTCATCCTTAAAAAGAGCCGGTGTGACATCATCGTCAAACCAGCTGTCCTCAGCAATTACCCCGTTCATGAACAGAATCCGTTCCTCAGCTTCCTGTCCGCTTTCCAGATTTACCACTTTCTTTTTCCAGTTCCAAAACTTCTTCACTAGTATCCTTCCCCTTTCCAGATCCGGCAAAGATACCGGCATCTTGCAATTTCGTCATATTTCCATTGATCAGATACAGATCACCGCCAAGCTCCTCTGGGATTCGGTCCATATTTTCCAGCTCCCGGATATCATTGGCACTCATCCATCCGTTCTGTCTTGCTGTAGCATAACCATTCAT